ATGTAACAATACAAACCTCTAGTAATGCAAGTGATTTTGGTGATTTGCGTACTACTAATGCACATCAAGGTGCTGCACCATCTGGTCTTTCTTCATAATAAAAAGCACATCTGTTATAAATAGTACCAAATAATTTTAGTTTGGAGACTATTAATGGCAAACCCAGCATCAAGACAGGACCTTATAGATTATGCCAAGCGACGTCTTGGTGATCCAGTTCTAGAAATAAATGTAGACGAAGATCAAATGGAAGATCGCGTAGATGAAGCTCTACAGTACTACCAAGAATATCATTCAGACGCTACAGTTCGAACATACTTAAAACATCAGATTACTACTACTGATATTACAAACGAATATATTCCTATATCATCAGATGTATTAACAGTATCGCGTTTATTTCCAATGGCATCATCCTTTGGTACATCGTTTAATTTTTTTGATATAAAATATCAAATGATGTTAAATGATATTGCCGATCTCCAAAACTTTGCAGGTGATTTAGCTTATTACGAGCAGATGCAACAATACCTGTCTATACTTGACATGAAACTGAACGGCACTCCTCAGGTTCAGTGGTCACGCCATCAAGACAGATTATATATTTTTGGTGACTTTGCTGACAAAGATATTTTAGCAGGTGAGTATGTAGTCGCAGAAGTTTATACAATATTAGATCCAGAAACACATACATCAATATACAATGATATGTGGTTAAAAGATTATACAACTGCATTGTTTAAACAACAATGGGGTCAAAATTTAATTAAATTCGAAGGTGTACAGCTACCTGGTGGTGTAACCTTTAACGGTAGACAACTATACGATGATGGAACTTCAGAAATAGAAAGGTTAAGAGAATCCATTAGACTAGAGCATGAAATGCCCGCTGATTTTTTTATAGGATAACATAATGGCCCGTAACCTTTACTTCTCTGAAAAAGTAAGATCAGAAATGGATCTCTATGCCGACTTGGTTATAGAGGCTCTGAAGATATACGGGCAAGATGTTTATTATCTACCTCGTGATTTAGTAAATGAAGACGATTTACTTGGAGAAGATCCTACATCTAGATTTCCAACATCTCATAAAATTGAAATGTATATTGAGAACGTTGAAGGCTTTGATGGAGAAGGTGATCTATTTACAAGATTTGGTGTGGAGATTAGAGATGAAGCTACGTTTGTAGTTGCTAGGACTAGATTTTCTGCACAGGTTCGTAGACCAGATAATGATATAACAGTAGATAGACCTGCCGAAGGTGACTTAATTTATTTACCTTTAGCAAATAAAATGTTTGAGATACAACACGTAGAACATGAACAACCTTTCTATCAAATAGAGAATTTACCTGTTTACAAAATGCGGTGTACTCTATTCGAATACACTGGAGAAGATTTCGATACAAGCATCGAAGGTATTCAGGATATCGAGAAAACTGGTTCTTACCAATACAAAGTCTGTGTTACTGGTACTGCAGATGCAGAAGCTACAGCAGAACTTGGATTTACAACCTACGACAGTCCAATTGGATCTGTTGGCGGCGTGAAACTAATTACGCTAGACAGAGGTGGAGCATACTACACAACCGCTCCTTCAGTTAGATTTGTAGGTGGTGGAGACAGCAGCTTTGCACTAGGTGATAGTGCTACAGCTACTGCAATATTCGATGCTACATCCGGAACAGTGACTGGTATTACACTAACCGATAGTGGTACTAACTACGCAACAGTACCTACAATACAGTTCATCGGTGGAAACTTAGGTGTAGATTCGGATTACAGAATTGGCGATACAGTTGCACAACAACTATCGTCTACTGCTACAATTAGTGGTGAGATCCAGAGAATCGTACTTGATTCTGCTGGTGATTCAGATATGTGTCTATACCTTGCACATGTTGGTACAGACGATGGTCTATATCATACATTCACTACAGGCGGAGAGTTAATAAATACTACGAGAAGCGGAATCATTGGACGAGGCTTAACGATTGTAGGTGTAACTGAAGATAATAAAATATCTGAAACAGAACAAAACGATATATTCGAAAACTTAAGTGATGACTTCTTAGACTTTAGTGAAGATAATCCATTTGGAGATCCACAGTAATGTTTGGTACATATTTCTACCATGAGAAAATTAGAAAATCCGTTTCATTATTTGGACGGATGTTTAATAACATTTATGTCATGCGTAAAAATTCTACTGGTGGAGTAATTAATCAATTAAAGGTGCCTTTAGCATATGCACCTCGTATGAAATATTTAGAAAGACTTAGACAGAATCCGGATTTATATACAGATGAAAAGGTAGCAATTAAGTTACCACGTATGTCATTTGAAATTACGAGTTTTATATACGATAATACTAGACAATTAACAAAGGTTACTAACTTTAAGACTGTAGGTACTGAACCTGGAAAAAGACAGAAGTTTAATACACCGGTACCATACACTCTTACTTTTGATTTAAACATATACGCTAAAAATCAAGATGATGCATTGCAGATTGTAGAACAAATTCTACCTACATTTAATCCGCAATATACATTAACCATAAAACCATTTCCAGATGAGTATCCTACATTTAAGGAAGACATTCCTATAATAATTATTGGTGTAAACTTTTCTGACGATTTCGAAGCAGAGTATGGTAACCGCAGAACAATAATATATACATTATCTTTTGAAATGAAACTACAGTTTTATGGACCAATTAATCAAGGTGATGTAATTAGAAAAGCAGTTCCACATCTATTCCTAATGGATACTGGAGCTCAAGGTGATTCTGATAAATTATTAGAAACAATAACGGTCCAGCCAGACCCATTAACTGCGATTGGTATGCCCGATAGCGATTTTGGTTTTAGTACTGAAATTGATTTAGCCTTTGATAGCGCATAAGGAGAAGTAAATGGCTATTACACTTAGAAATACAAAAGGCAGTGAACTTACGTTTACCGAACTGGACGCCAATTTCACTCACCTTGACGGAAGAATAGATTCAACCGGAGATTCCGGTTATATTAAAAGCGTTGTAAATACAACATACTTTGAGAGTATTGTAGATTCAGCATATGTAAATGCTAGAGTTAATGCTGGTAATTCTCTTGATTCAGCAGAGGCTATAGCTCTTATTGATTCAGCATATGTACAAGCAAGACAAGTAGATTTACAAAGAGATTCAGCTTTTATTAGTAATATTGTTTTAAACACTGTTGACAGTTCATACATTTTAGCAATAGCACCTGAGCAAGATGTTTTAGATTCAGCTCAAACAATTGCGTTAATTGATTCTGATCATATCGAATCAAGGATGAAGCAAGTATTATTAAATCCATTTACAGTAGCATCTGCTCCTAGCACTGGCGTTGAAGGTCAGTTGATTTATGTTACAGACGGTAATGCTGGTGATGCATGTCTAGCTGTGTTTAGTGGTGGATCTTTTAAAGTTGTATCAACAATCGGTTCAACAATACTTGATTCAGCTGGCGGTGGAGGCGGTGGTTTCTAATGTCTGACGAATTAGATAATGATTATAAGTATTCAAAGGAAACACTTTACAATTTAATTGAAAAAGGTAAAGATGCTTTAGAGGATATGATTGACGTAGCACGATCAAGTGAACATCCTCGAGCATATGAAGTTTTGTCCGGACTTATAAAAAACGTGGCAGATGTAAATGATAAACTACAAGACTTAAACAAAAAGCAAAAGCAATTAACACAGGAAGATGAACAACCTGCACAGATTGAGAATCAACAAAATAATTTTTATTTAGGATCTACAGCTGAGATTCAAAAAATGTTGAGACAGGAAGATGATGTAATAGATGCTAATGCAGAACGAATCGTATCTAGGGAATCCTAATGTTAAGAGAGATGGTGTACTACAAAAATGGACACCTGATCTTTTAAAAGAATACAAACGTTGTATGATTGATCCGGTATACTTTGCTGAAAAGTATGTCAAAGTTATATCATTAGATCAAGGTTTGGTTCCCTTTCTTCTGTACCCATATCAAAAAGACATGTTCAATCAATTCCAACAGAATCGATTTAACGTGGTTTTGGCATGTCGACAATCAGGTAAATCAATATCAGCATGTGCTTATCTCTTATGGTTTGCATTATTTAATCCTGAAAAGACAATTGCTATATTAGCAAACAAAGGAGCAACTGCCCGTGAAATGTTATCGCGAATCACTCTCATGCTTGAGAACGTACCTTTCTTTTTGCAGCCAGGATCTAAAGCACTTAACAAAGGATCGTTGGAATTTTCTAATAACTCACGTATTCTTGCCGCTGCTACAAGTGGCAGTTCTATACGTGGTATGTCTGTCAATTTACTATACCTTGACGAGTTTGCTTTCGTAGAACGTGCTGCAGAATTTTAT